GGAGGGACTGCGATAGCCACAGGCGATTGCGATTTCTCTCATGCTTGGGCAGACGCCATCCCTGCGCAGGGTTCTGCGCAGGTAGTCGTAAACCTTCTTCTGAGCCGGAGTGAGCATCACAGCGTCTCTCCCGTAGCCTTCGCAATCGCCGCCCGCATCTGCTTAACGACTGCGGCGACGGATCACGGTTTGTAGAACTCGTCGTATTCGGCAGTCTCGACGTAGCGCAGAGCCAAGGTAAGCGCGTCGAGAAGTTCGGGAGCCGCAGCAATAAGGTGCGTATTGGCGTCCTCGGCCTCCTGCGTAACGTCGCCAGTCGCGCAGATGGCAACCTCGAAGGCGCGCCCGCCGAGAATTGGAGCGGCGCGGACGCTCATCATCGGCTCCTCGTGTGTGCCGATGTTTATCGGGAACCACGGGCCGGGCGTATGATTAGCCATTGGCCACCTCTATCTTCTTCTGGATGGCCGCAACGGCGCGGGCGTAGAGGCTGGCGGGCAGATCCTCGATGCTCTCGACCTTGAAGTATCTGGCCAGTGTGGTTTCGGCGTCTGCCGTCCCAATCTTCCCGCACAATGCCTTGATGTTCTGAGCCTGCTCGGCGGTGATGGTCGGCGCCGGGCCGTTTGAGCCGCTGGCGATGCCGTCGTCGTCGAGAGACGTGGCCAGACCGATAGCCAGCTTCAGCGTGTAGCGTTGCAGATACGTCGCCGCGCTGCCGACAGCCTGAATCGTGTTCTTGTTGCCGGAATGGTCTTCTGCGGCCTCAAGCGTCGTTTCTTCGGAGTATCCGCCCTCATGAGATAGGATGCATGTCAGGCTCAGTTTGCCGCCGCCTTGCGTGGCTCGAAAGCGATAGGAGAGGCCGTAGCGGTTCAGGACCGGGTCGACGGCGCGGGCGATGCTATCGAAGCCTTCAAAGCGATAGTTCGTGCGACCCTTCTGCGACGTGTAGTCGACAACCTTGTCCTTGAATATCGGACCAATCTCTCCCTTGGCGCGACTAATTGCGGTGTTGAATGCCTTGCGAGCAAACTGGCTCTCGACGCGCTCGCGCATTTCCAACAGTCGCGCGAATTTCTCGACATCAACGTTGGGATTTGTAGCAGCTCTCTCAATCATGCCGATGATGGCGGCGCTCTCGGATTGCGCAGGCTGGCTAGAAGTCTCGAATGTCTGAATGGCGCTCATCACAGCATCCCCATATCGCGGCGGCGCCGCTCAATGCGGCGCTGCATATTCTTCTGTCCGTCGAACCGAGCCCAACGGACCCGGTCGACCACGTCGTAGAGCATCACGCCCGCGAGCAGGGCGGTGCTGAACACCGCGAAGCTCGCCACTAGTTCGTAAGTGTTCATTTACGCAGCCTCCCGACCGGGAACGTTGAAGCCGTGGAAGTCTAGGAACTGCTCGGTGCTCGGGTCGATGCTCTTGCCAGCGTTGGCGTATTTCAGGATCTCGGCGCAGACGTCAGCCGACACGTCTTCGATACGCTCGCCGTCGAGTTTGTAGACGCGCAGGATGAAAGAATGGTCGAACTGACCGCCGATGATGTCGTCGACCACATCGCCGAACGTGGAGCCGACGCGCGTCTCCATGATGTAAGGCTCTGGCGTCATGGTCGGGCCAGTGTCGCCGACGACGATGTAAGTGGTGCGGATCATGGGAATCTCCTGAAGCAAATGAAGCTGATGGTGTGGGCGACGAGCCCGAAGGCGCAGACAATGGCGAAAGGTGCTGCAAACAGGATGCAAGCCAACTGTTCGTCACTCATTGGTGCAGTCCTTCGGAAGGAGAGTTTGCAAAAACTCCCGCTGCTCACGAGCGGCCTTGCGCCATTCTGATATGTTCGCAGCATTTGGAGACGCTATCGCCTCGCTAAGAAGCTGCGATGCCCTGATGTATGGCGTCCCTGCGCACATCATTCCGGTCGCGTCATTTACCGGACACCCGACGCAGTCTCGGCGCGCAAACAGTTTGCACAGGTCGCATTTGTCGCCTGATGTAGACGCGAGTTCCGCTCTGCCAGACGCAATAAGCCTTAATTTGCTAACTTTGACTGGCAGGAATTCGTTCTTCTCCCAATGAGAAATTGAGCGGCGAAGAGCCTCAAGCGTTTTGGAGTTCATGGCCTCACTCATGGTCGAGCCTCCGATATTCCTCGGCGTTCTCGCGGAGGTAGTCCGGGTCGACGCTGCTGGCCTTCCCGTAGCGGCTCTCGTGGAGCACCCGGCGATACTCGGCGCGGTCCTCAATCTGCTCCATCAGGTCTGCGACGGCCTCCTGCATGGTTGCGCCGTAGCCGGTGGGCGAGTCGATGTCGTGCGTGTCGTTGTCGTAGGCATACCAATCGGTAGACGTGAACAGCGACGTGGCGTCGTATCCGGTAACAATCTTCATGACGGTTCTCCGTAGGTGGAGAGGGCCGCGACTGGCGCGGCCCAGCTAATCAGGCGACGAGGTCGAGAGCGGCGGTCGGCTTGACGGTGATGCGCGTCGACACGCTGGCGTTCTCAAACTTGTCGAGCGCGTCGCCGAGAGCCTTGCGCAGCGCCTTCGTGTCGAGGCGGGCGCTGAGCACGTCGCGGCGGGCGACCGTGAAGCGGCTGCCGATGATGGCGTCGCCGTCGCCAAGGGCGGCTTCGAGATGGGCGCGGAGCGCGGCCTTGCGCTCCTCAAGCTGCTTAATCTGGGCGTCGAGGCTGCCGAACTCGTCGGCAAGGGCGGCGGTGTTGGAAGCGATGGCGGTCATGCTGGACTCCTCCGACCGGCTCGATTGCCGGTGTGATTTGCATTGTGCATAACCGGGAGAGGAAGTCAACAGCGATTGTCGGAAAGTGGGAAAGCTCTTGCGGAGTGGGAATGCTTACGCTACAAAAGAATGGCCCCGCAGGCGCGCTAACGCGTCGGAGCCGTGACCGACACAAGATTTAGGACTGTCGATAGGTATGCAGATACCACATATGCGCTGCCAGCGCAAAGCGAGACCTCCCCCCAGATTCGCGTGGCGCCCCGCCTCATAATGCGGTGACGCGCCATTCTCCTGCGTGCCTAATTCCCCCTAATGGGACGATCCCCCGGAACTTTGACGGGTGGTGGACTGGCCGGGATAGAAATGTGCAGAGCGGAGGCTCTGCCACACGATGTGAGTCCTTAAGTGGGCAGACCAACCCCCTAGTCGGCGATATGGCGAAGGGGGCAGCCGTTAGAATTTCAGGAAGTCTGCGATGAGTCCCCTAGACCGCTAACCTGAGGGTCTCGGCCATGCGCCGAGTAGTCGCAATATCGCGTGTCTTATCAATCATTTCGGGAAAAGCTCGAACATGACTTCAGACATATGCCTCCCCGTAAGGGGAGGGAGTGTGTCTTCTGCAATCAACCGGGCATGGAAAGATGAACAAGCGAGATTATCGTCGAGTGAAATCAATCCAGAGGGCAATCATCAAGAGAACAGGAATACCGATGATGGCCAAATTCGAGCCGCTGAGTGAAACGTTTCTGAGGGTCTATGGTCGCTTGCTAAGGCCAGTCCCGGCGATGAGCAGCGGAGAGAGCATGATTGCCTACGCAATCCGAATCGCAGCCGACCTTGGTATCCACCTGTCTAGGCATCAAGCGTCAGACGAAGAAAACCGTTCGCTTCGTCCCAAGGCGAAAGCTCATCCAAAGATGTCTTCAGGTCGGGCGTCTGAGTGCTACCGTATCGACCCGGAAACGGGCGAGGTGCTGGAGACAATCATTCAATCCAGTCAGAGCAAGGCAAAAGTTATAGTCTCTCCTGCTGAGATCAAGGCTGGAAGGAGCCCTGCTGGCGCGTGGACAAGAGCGACGCTTGCGAAGTGGGGCGTGCCGTGGCCGCCGCCGAAGGGGTGGAAAAAGAGGCTGGAAGACGCTTACCGGAAACAGCAGCGCGCCTCCGCGAAGTTAGCAGAACCTAATGTTTTTCCTTCTGGTCAGAATGAGAATCTTCGGGCGATTGACCTACCCGGCAATCAGGGCGGCGGCGTCTGGGCGTTCCTAGTGCCTTCTGCTGCGGGATTCGTGAAGGGTCAGCAAAAACGAGCGCATATTTGGGTTGGCGACGACACTTTATGTCGCATGGCGTCTACCGGCGGGGTAAACGCGAAAAAATACACAGTCAGTGACGAAACGAGAGGTTTTCAGGTTTGCCATATGTGCATGAACCTCTCAAATCGACACGGCACCGATGCGCGCCCAGAGGATAGGGTTGTCCGCCTCATCCGAGACGGAAAAGTTGTCTCCGGCAGATGACCTCTCGCCTCGTCACAGGGTTCGACAGGTGGGAGGACTAAGTAGTTTCCACAATGGGATAACTACGGGCGCCCATCTTGCGGGCAGTGCATTTGTCACATAGCCTGATGAATGTAACGAAAATCTATTCGTCAGGCATATCGCCATGAAAGAAATCATTTTAGAAGCAATAAGTTGCGCTCCACCGTCCCCAACGGGGGGGGGGGGGCATTCTCTGGCTAGAATGATGACTCGACTAGAGGACGGGGTGTGAACAACGAAGCTTCGCTCTTGCGCTAGCGCCCGTTCCTGATACGTTCTTTTCCCTCCGACGTATGGTCGAGTAGTTATTATGCTGAAATCATTTGACGAAATCCAAGACGCCGCGCTCATTCTTTGTCTGCTTGAGCGTCACGTTTCTTCAGAAGCCGGGCTAGATTTGATTGGGCGAGAGCCCTGCGCGTATCAAGCTCCGCATCCGGGTTCGACAAGACTAGAGGCGATTCAAGAGCTTCTTGAATTATCTCGCGGACATCGGCCAGATATTCAGGCTTGAGCCCAGCCGCCAATAAGGTTCCTTCCGCCACCGCTATTGCCTGCTCAAGCCTGACGCTATCAGCCCGCATCTCCGTGAGATGCTGCTTAAACGTCCGCTCTTTCGGGATCGCGCGAAACCGCTCAATATCGACCTCAACGACATTGTCGTCGGCCGGGAGGGCCTTTGGTCCGTCTCCTATTCCGTGCTCCAGCCATGGGATGCTGACGCCGAAAAACGCGGCATATTTTGTGAGACGGTCCTTTTTGATCCCGCGACTCCCGTTTTCGTGGCCCGCATACGAGCCGTAAGGAACCCCAAAAGCCGCAGCAGCGTCAGTCGCACTCTCAAACCCGCGAAGTTCGCGGGCAAGCTTTAAGCGTTCGTGCATTTCCATTTTTGTCTTTGACCGGGTTGCGGGGGATGGCGGAACTAACGCCCGCTCTCTTACGCCCCTCAATGGCCTGAGTTGCTTGCCTCTTTTAGCTGTTTGCAGCGCGCAAGTCTGATTATCTTAGACCGACAATCGAACTTGACTGCATAGTGCGCATTATGCATATTAGCACGCATGACGAGCGTGAGGCAAATTATTAACAACTGGGGCGGGGCCATAAAGATGGCCGACGCCCTCGGTCTGCCCATTCAGACCGTTTACTCGTGGATAAACCGCGACACGGTTCCCGCCCGGCGGGTTCTCGACGTTTCTCGTCTTACCGGCGTCCCTCGCTACAAGCTGCGCCCGGACCTCTATCCGCGCCCGATGAAGCGGAGCGCGAAATGAACAAGTGTCAGCGCATAGTGGAGGCTGCGTGATGGTCGAGGCAGTTAGGTCGCATGGCGGCTCAAATGGCTTTTGGTCCGACGCCGATTGGGATGAGTTCATTGTCGTGATGAACGAGTGCCGGTTTGAGGCGGAAGCTGTTGGGACGGCCTATTGCAAGGCGCTGGCGTCTGTATTGACGCCGAAGCAGCTAAAAAAAGTTCGCGACCGAAACGCAAGATGGGGTGAGGCCGGTTGTTGTGCATCTTACGACTTCATTGACGCTGACGCTTTGATGCTCAAGACGATGTATGAGGTCGGCGTATTAGCTCCGAACGAGAAGTTCAACGCAAATACGAACAACAAACGGCATTTCGCTCTCTCAATTTTGGTGTGGCAGGCAGCTGTTTCAATTTTGGCTGATGGTCAAGAGGATTTGCCGCAATGAACCACGCCGCGCAAATCACATCGCCAGACCTTCTGGCTCGAATGGCCGCAGCTCTCCGCGACTGTGAAGACCTCTGCAATCGAGGCTCCCGCACAGAGGCATACAGCCTAGCCGACATCAGCCTCTCCGGCCTGACGCTGACAGAGATTGACCTCGCTGACGGCGCGGCTCTGTCGGCTGAGTTGTCCCGTCGTCTCGACGGCGTCTGAAATCAATCATTGGAGGGGAAGACAATGGTGGATTCGTATCACGAGTTTCTTGCGCGCAAGAGGATGCGCGACCCGGCAACGGGAATGACGGACGTGTCGTCGCTCCCTGAGTTCCTGAAGGACCATCAGCGCGACATTGTTGCGTGGGCGCTGCGTCGCGGCCGTGCGGCTATCTTTGCGGGGACCGGCCTTGGCAAGACGGCCATGGAGCTTGTCTGGGCCAATCGTGTCGCAGAGTTCACGGGCAAACCGGTTCTGTGCTTCGCGCCGTTGGCGGTTGCCGCGCAGCATCTTCGTGAGGCTCAGAAGTTCGGGCTCTCGGCTGAAATAGTTAAGACGCAAGCGGATGTTCGCGCGGCTGGCGCCTATGTCACGAACTACCAGAAGATTGATCATTTCGACCTGTCGGCATTTGGCGGCGTCGTGCTGGATGAAAGCAGCATCCTGAAGTCGACCGACGGCCATTACCGCACGCGACTGATTAAGGAATGCGCGCAAATCCCATTCCGCCTTGCCGCCACAGCGACGCCTGCGCCGAATGACTTCATGGAGCTGGGCAACCACGCCGAGTTTCTCGGGGTCATGTCCTACACCGATATGCTGGCGACGTTCTTCGTCCATGACGGCGGCGAGACGCAGAAATGGCGACTGAAGGGCCACGCCGAGAATGAGTTCTGGAAGTGGATGGCGTCGTGGTCGGTGATGATCCGCAAGCCGTCTGACCTCGGATACGTCAACGATGGCTACGACCTGCCGCCGCTGAGCCAGAACCAGCACACGGTGGGCGTGGATTACGCTCCGAGTCTTGAGACAGGCTTGCTGTTCCCGATGGAGGCGCGCGGGCTGTCCGAGCGACTGGCGGCGCGACGCGATACGGTCGCCGAGCGTGTGGCTATGGCTGCGTCCATGACGCCTGCCGACCGTCCTTTTGTCTGGTGGTGCAATCTGAACGCCGAGAGCGAGGCTCTTTGCAAAGCCATCCCCGGAGCTGTTGAGACGCGCGGCTCAGACCCGGACGAAGTGAAGGAGCAGAAGCTGACCGACTTCGTGGAGGGCCGCATCCGCGTGCTCGTCACCAAGCCGTCGGTGGCAGGCTTTGGAATGAACTTCCAGCATTGCGCTGACTGCGGCTTTGTCGGCCTCAACGATAGCTTTGAGCAGGTATATCAGGCCATCCGTCGCTTTTGGCGCTTTGGTCAGACGAAGCCGGTCAATGTTCATTTCGTCGCCGCAGAGACTGAGGGCGCCGTCGTGGCGAACCTTAAGCGCAAAGAGGCGGACGCTGAGCGCATGGCTGCGGCGATGGTGATGCACACGGCGTCAATCTCATCGGCAAATGTGCGCGGCGTTGTGCGCGATACGCCAGACTACAACCCAAAAAACAAAATGATAATCCCGAATTGGATAGGGGCAGCAGCATGAGGCAGGCAGAAGAAATCAAGGCGGTCAATCAAGTCGTGTCAGACGACTACGCCATATATCAGGGCGACTCGTGCGAACTCATTCGCGCTGTGCCGGGCGATAGCATTCATTTCGGCATCCACAGCCCGCCGTTCGAGGGGCTTTACAAGTTCAGCAACGACGACCGAGATATATCGAACAATGAGGGGGCTGACTTCTGGGCGCATTACAGCTTCCTCATTCAGGAGCTGCTGCGCGTGACGATGCCGGGTCGTCTTCACGCCGTTCATTGTATGCAGCTACCGACGAGCAAGACGCGGCATGGCTACATCGGAATGCGCGACTTTCGCGGGGAGATTGTTCGCGCCTATGAGGATTGCGGCTGGATCTTCCACTCCGAGGTCTGCATCTGGAAAGATCCTGTCGTCGCTCAGCAGCGCACGAAATCCATCCGCTTGCTGCACAAGCAGATAACCAAGGATAGCTGCATCAGCGGGCAGGGGCTGGCTGATTACGTCGTCGTCTTCCGCAAGCCGGGAGACAATGTAGAGCCGGTTGCCGGTGGATTTGAAGAATTCGTTGGGACTGGCCTTGATGTATCAAGGGCGGCTTATGAGAAACATGCCGCAAAAACGCGCGCCGAGGGCCGGGAGCCATGGCCGTTTGAGATGTGGGTCTCGGTTCTTGTTTGGCAGCGTTACGCATCGCCCGTCTGGATGGATATTGACCAGACGCGGACGCTCCAGAACCGCCGGTTTAATCCGTTGGCGCAAGACGAGCGAGACGAAAAGGACGAACAGCACATTTCGCCGCTTCAGCTCGACGTGATTGAGCGCTGTATCGACCTTTGGTCGAACGAGGGTGATGTTGTTTTGACGCCATTCCTTGGCATCGGCAGCGAAGTATTTGCCGCCGTTCAGATGGGGCGTCGCGGCATCGGGTTTGAATTGAAGCCGTCCTATTTCGCGCAAGCCGTCCGCAACCTGAGCGCAGCGCATCGCCGCAAGGAAGAGAATAGCCTGTTCAACTGGCAGTCGGCCTGCGCCTGAGGGGAAGAACATGAACCTGACGATTAATTCCAAGCAGCTATTTAAGGCATTGTCCGTTGCCGCTCGCGCGGCTGAAAAGCGCGGAGCTATTCCCATCCTGTCGCATGTGCTGTTCCGGGCTGACGCTGGCCGGGTGTCTGTCTCTGGCACGAACCTGAACTTGGAAATTACCAGCGTCGTCGATGCTGATGTCTCCGACATGGGGTCGGCCTGCGTTCCTGCTCTTACCTTCGTCGATATTGCGAAGAAGCTGCCCGATTCCGACAAGGTGAAGATTTCTGCGGAGGATGGACGCTTGACCATTCGCGCAGGGCGCTCACGCTTCAACATGGCGGTTCTCCCTGCATCAGACTGGCCCGAGATTGTTCGCAAGGATGCCTCGCATCGATTCGCCATTTCGGCAGAGCGGCTTGGTGATATGTTCGCGAAAACGTCCTTTGCGTCGTCCTCTGAGGAGACGCGGTTTTATCTGCGTGGCGTTTATCTTCATCCAGTGGACGGAATGCTTCGGGCGGTGGCGACGGACGGCCATAAACTCTCTGCGCTGGATCTTCCAAGTATTGACGCGCCGGAGGGAATGCCGGGCGTCATCATTCCGCGCGAGACCGTCAATGAGGTCGTCAAAGTATTCTCGGCGGATGCGAAGGTTGAGATTGGCGTTTCTGAGAACTTCATCGTTTTCGATGACGGACGAACGGTCGTTTCCTCCAAGCTAATTGACGCGAATTACCCGGACTATCAGCGCGTCATCCCACAAGCTGGCAAGAACATCGCCACCGTCCCGGCAGACGATATTCTGGCGGCCGTTAGCCGCGTGTCCGCCGTATCAAGCGAGCGCGGAAGAGCGGTCAAATTCACATTCAAGCCGGACGCCATCCAGCTTTCCGTGAGGGACGCCGACATTGGCGACGCCGAGGATTCAGTTGACGCCGAATACAAGGGTGAGGCGATGGAAGTCGGATTCAACCACGCATACATGCGCGAGTGCATTGAAGCGCTCGGATCGACCGATGTCCGCTTTGAGATGAACGACGCTGGCTCTCCGTGCCTGATTACAGGCGACAGCGACAAGTCTCACCGCGTCGTCGTCATGCCGATGCGCGTCTGAGTTTCACGAATCCGCGTCGTTTCTGCCCCCTCCCGACGCGGAGACTTGCTGGCCCGGTTGAGCGTCTTGCTTGCTCCCAGCTTCCCGGGCGTTCCCGGGTCAGCATTTTCTTATTCGAGCTTGTGGCGGCGAGGTTGTGAGTGCCGCCGAGGGTAGCGGGCGCCCAGCAGGAAAGCCCCGCATCATTCGAGAGGAAGAAGAATGGCCGCAGCACCAACAGAAATTCCCAACATCCGAGTCCGCAAGGGCGTTCCGCTCCCTGAGAAGCAAAAGCCCGAGTCGCGGCGCGTTTCCGAAATCCTCGCTGGATTGAAGAAAGGCGAGAGTTTCCTCGTTGCGCCGGAGCATCGCAACCGCGTCCTGCTCGCGGCGAACTATCTGCGCCGCAAGAAATCCATCCCGTTCCGCATCCTGTCCCGCACGGTCGTAGAGGGCGGCGTCGAGGCGGTCTGCATCTGGCGCGTGGAGGAGGACGCTCAATGACGTATCCATCAAACGAGGAAGTCGACGGCGGGCATCTCAAGGCGTTCATTCAACGCATCGAGAAGCTTGAGGATGATAAGCGTCTCGTCGGCGAAGACATCAAGGACGTTTACGCGGAGGCTAAATCGACGGGATTCGAGCCGAAGATTATCCGCAAGATTGTCGGGCTTCGAAAGAAGGCCGAGCAGGCTCGCCGCGAGGAAGCGGAGCTGCTGAAGGTTTACGCTTCAGCCATTGGTCAGAAGGATCTCTTCGCGTGACCATCACACACGACCGCAAGGTGCAGCAATACATCTGTCTGCGGCTTCCGCCGCCGATAAGCACGAATGCGCTGTATCGGGCGTATGCGCGCGGCGGTCGTGTGTCGACCATCAAGTCGAAGGAATACAGGAGCTGGATTGCACTTGCAGGCGCGGAGTTGGAGTTGCAGCGGCCCGGCTGTGTTCTCGGCGCTTACGGCGTCCGAATATCCATCCCACGCAAGAGCCGTGGGGATTTGGATAACTACTGCAAGGCCGTTTTGGATTTGCTCGTTACGCACAAGATTGTCGAAGGAGACGGACCTCGCCACTTTCAGAAGCTAGAAGTTTGGCGCGGTTCTGACGAAGCAACGATGGTGTGGGTTATCTCGACCAAGGAGGCGACAGGTGAGTAGCGTAGACCTGATTGACCATTACAAGGCTATCCGCTCGCGCATGAAGATAGTTGCGCCCGTCGCATCAACGCCGAAAAGGCCGAGACATTTGTGGCAGGGGTCATCGCGTATTTCGTCGGCACAGATTCAATTTGCGGTTTCTGATTATTTTGGAATTTCTCGCAGCGGGCTCGTATCGGACAGCCGGAAGTCGAGGTATTCGCTGCCGCGCCACGTCGCAATGTATTTGTGTCGCAAGCTGACGAAGCACTCTTTCCCGCAGATTGGAGCAACATTCAATCGTCACCACACGACCGTAATAAACTCCGTGAATCGGGTCGAAATGATGATGCAAGACCGAGATGATGTTGCGAACAAGGTCTCGGAGATTGAGTTTCAACTAACCGGCAAGTGGCCGCCAACTTATTTCGGGGCGTAGCAATTCAGGACGTGGGGGCGTCGATGGGGGAATTATTTGAGCTTCGGGAGCATCAGGAGAAGGCGCTGGATCTGCTCCGGCGGT